GGTCGACACAACGATGGTGCCGAAGTCGGCGCCGTTGAACGTCGACTTCTTGATGCCCCACACGGTTTGCGCGGAAACACCAAGCTCGCGTTCGTAGTCGAACAGTTCTTCGATCCACTTGTAATGCGAGCCCTTGGCGAATTCCTTGCCGAAGCCGACGAAACCGGCCTGCGCGCCGCACAGGACAGCGCGGCGGACGGAAGCCTGCGCGACACCAGCGTTCGAAATGCCGGTGGGCAGATAATTCCACTTCTGCAAGATCACGTCGTTGTATTCGCCGAGCGCCTGCGTGTAGATCGGCGACTTGGACGCGATACCGCCGGCGAGCGCCGCCTTCTGGATATCGAGCCACTGACCGGCGCCGGCATCGGTGCGGAGGTCCGTCACCTGATAGTCGTGCAGGAACATGACGAACTTTTTCTTGCCGTTCACCATGATCGGGCGGATCAGCGGCGACATGGTGTTCGCCTTCTCCACCGCGTAGTCGATATATTTCAGCTTCATGGTGGCGGTGTTGTCGCCGTTCACGGTGGCGTCGTCGGTCGCGGCGTTCGCCCAAACGCGGTTCGTCGGGGCGGTGACAGCGTTGTTTCCGACATAGCGCATATCCGTAACCAGCGTGTTGCCGGCCAGGTGGTTCGCCATGCAGACGTCGAAACGGTTGGCGAACCAATCCGTCAGGCCGTCTTTTGCCTCGTTGCGGAGGTTGAACGGCACGCGCTGCGCGTCGATCGTGCCCTTGTTCTTGACGCGGGCAGCGTGCGACAGTTCGTTGATGACCAGCGCATCATTGAAGGTCGACAGGCTTTCCTCGTTGCCCTGCAACGTCTGGCCTTCCGTGGTGCCGTCGCCGGACATCTGGACGCGAAGGCCGATCGTCACCTTGTCGCCCGCGTTCTGATCCAGTTCGGTTTTCATCTGGATCATGCTGGACGAGCTTTCGCCCATGAACTTGCCGAAATAGGTCTGCTTGAGTGCTTCGCTGTTGAGCTTCTTCGCCCACAGCTTGTTAGAGAGCGGATCGTTGACCGCAAAGGTAGTCGTAGACATGGAGTAGCCTTTCCAAAAGGATGGGATTTGTTTCGAGTGATGGGGTTGGAGCGCGTGACGCCGCGTCCGAGCGCATCACCGAAATTCCCGCCTTCGGTGCAGGCTTGGCGTTTACGGTTGCCATTCCGAAACGCGCGATCGAGGTTCGCGCGAAACCTTTCGGCGAGCGGCATCAAGCCGCCCGCCAGGTTGAGCGGTTTAGCCGCCCAAAATCCGCCGCGCTGCGGCGGGGTTCTTCTCAGTCCACGCTTCGAACTCGGCCAGCGGCATCGAGATCAGGCGTTCCGCCGTCATGGCATCTTCGCCCGAGCCGCCGCCGGTGTTGGACAGCGATTTGTGCGCCGCCTGCCCGCGTTCGATCGTGTCAAGAACGTCATCGCCCTTCGGCTTGCTATCGCCGCCCGGCTTGGCGCCGTCCTTTTTGTAACCACGCTGTTGCGCCAGGCCGTAGATGATTTCGGCCGGGCTTTTCTTCTTCGAGAACGCCAGTTCGGCGATCCCGCGTTCGTCAGCCATCAAGGCGTCATGCAGGGCCTTGCGCGCGGCGTGAACCTCCGCGTCGTCGGCGCCGGCTTCCGCCAGGGCGTTCGGATCATCGTAGCCGATCCGGATCAACTCTTGCGCGCGAGAGGCGAGCAGGAAGTTGTAAGCCGGCTTGAAATCGGGCGTCTTGGCTTCGAACTGCGCCGCGTCGTTGCGGTAGTTGCTGACGAACTGTCGATCGGCCGTTTCGGCTTCTTCCCTCGCCTTTGCGGCCGCCTTTTCTTCCGTGGTCTGTTTTTCCAAGTCGCCGAGCTTGCCGGCCACATGGTCGAATGCCGCGAAAATATCTTCCCGCGGGTTCGGCGGACCCGCCGGCGCGTCGCCCTCGCCGCCCTCGCCTGCCGCCGGCTGCTTGCCGAGGCGCTCGAGGATCGAGAACTTGCCCCGGAATTCGGCGAGTTGCGTTTCCAGCGACTTCACAGTGTCGCCGAGCGCCTTTCGCTTCGTCCGTTCTTCCTGCAAGGCCGCAAGCGGAACGTGCTTCGCCTCGCCGGTCTTGTCGCCGCCCTTGTTGCCCTTGTCGGCCGAGTTGTCGCCGCCGTCAGGAGCATTCGAGCCGTCGCCGTTGTTAGTGTCGGCTGCACCGCCGGCATTGTCGGAGCCGGCTTCCGTGTTCAATCCGCTTTCGCCGCCACTCTCAAAGAAAGCAACTTCGTCCGCGGTCAAGCCGCCGGCGCCACCGCCAGCGTAATCAGAGTTTTCGGTAGTCATGTAGGCTTTCTGCCGGAACTGCCGGCCCAGGATGCGCGGAACGCCGCGCGGCGAAACCCGGCGCTATGCCGGGATTGGTTTCTGTTTCGTACGAAACAAAAAACTCGAGATTTTCAGCAGGCCAGAAGCAAGATCGCTTCGACGTCGCGGCGCCGCTTCTTTGCCTGTTCGGCGGCGCGCATTTCGCCGGCCATGCGTTGTTCTTGAACGGCCGCCATGTCGACCACTGGCGCCGGCGCGGCCACAGGCGGGCTTGCCAGCGGCGGGAAGCGGATCGGCGACCGGAGGTCGATCGGAGGCGGCGCCTTGCGCGTGATCGCGGCGAGCCGGCGGGCTTCTTCCGCTTCGAGCAGCAAGTGCCCGATGCCGCCCTGTTGGAATTCGTAGTCAAAGCCGGTTCGTTCAAGCCGGACATCGTTGCCGGTGATAACGAGGGAACCGGGCTGTTCTGTTTCCAGAACGATTTCGTTGACCGGGTTGCCGCCGATCGAAAGCGAGCCCGCGGAAATCGCTTCCGTGATCGTGAAGGACAGCGCCTTGCCCGAGATCGAGAAGGCACCGGGCGAAACCGCTTCCGTGACCGTGAAAGGCGTATTGACGCCGCCAAGCGTCAGAGCGCCGGAAGCCGCCGCCGCCGTGATATTGAACGTTACCGGGTATCCGGTAATCGTGAACGCCGCCGGGTCAGCCGCCAGCGTGTATGTAATGGCGCCGCTGCGCCAGGTTTGGCCGAGCGCGTCACGGCCGAGCGCGTCGAAACCGAGAAGCATTTTAGACCTTCACGCCGAGCGACGCGGCGATTGCGGCCATTCGATCAGCGCCGAGCACCGAAACGAGAGCGTTCCAGCCTTGCAGAAAGCGTTCGTTTCCAGCGTGCATCGGGTCTTTCTGGGCCTGCATCGCTGACCACAGGAGCCAGAACGATGCGTTCGCCTGCACTGCGGCGCGGATTTTGGCCGCGTCGTCGACGGTGAATTGCCCCATCAAGTCTTGCGGAAGGATGGATTGCGGCGCCGGTGCGCTCGCCGCCGTGATGATTTCGGCGTCAGTCGGCCGCGTTTGACCCTTATCGAGCCATTCCAGCGTCGAAAGGTCGGAGCCGTCCGACATCGACCAGACAGCGCCCGGCCGCAGTGAAGTGATGGCATCGGCAAGCGTCATCCCATCAGTTCCTCTAGCGTCATGGCACCGGCCAGGCTTGCGCCGGTCGGCAACCAGTTGGCCGTCTGTCCCGCGGACGAAGCCCAATGATAAAGCGTGTAAGTGGTGCTAGCCGCGCTGTTCGGCTTGTCGATACCGGAACAGGCTACGCTTGACGCGATGGTGGCGGTCCCACAGTACACATCGAAAGTGCCGCCGAACAAGTTGGTGTTGGCGTTCCGTCCCCACTGACCAGCAGCAGCAAACCCTGACGTATTTGCCTCCGCACCGGAAGCAGTAGCGCGGATCAGGTTGGCGGCGGAAGTCGGCGTGATGGTCGTTGAAAGCGACGTGGCAGCGCCTGGGTTCGCGCTCGTCGTGGTCGAGTTGGTCGAAGTGGTGAAATAGACGAGTTGAACCAGATCGCCCGGCTTTTTCACACCAGGCCCGAACGTCTGAATTGAATTCAGGTTCGTGGTGGTCCAGGTGCCAGCCGTGGCAACGCCGCTGGAATTCCAGTCAACATAACCAAGGATGCGGAACGCCTTCGAAGTGACGGCGGCGCCCGCAGTATAGTGTTGCCCGGCCGCGTTGCCGGCCGCCACTACTTGAAGGCTTGAGGCAAGTTGCGTTTCATCCAGCGGATAAATGCGCGTCGTGGACGAGGCATTGAACACGCCGAGCCGGAAAGTGCCACCGTCATTCCAGCCGCAAATCCAGAGCCGGCCGGCAACCGCGTTTGAAAAACCGCAAGTCGACGTCGACGGCACGACGACAGAAGCCGCCGCCGTGATTTCCAGAACCGTAAGCGGCCCGCTCGATTGGGTCGCATTGCGGAACGTCAGCGCGATCGGGGTTGCGCTCGTTGCGTCGTTACCGTCCTTGTCCTTCAAGGCGATGGTGAGCGCGCCGGCCGAGGCACTGACAGCGAACGACACATTGCCAAGCTCGTTGAGAGCCGCGCCGGCATTGGCCCGAGCCTGCGCCCGTTGCGCCGCCGTGAAAGCGTTCGCATAGTCGATGCCGATCAAATCTTCGGCGAGGCCGACGATAACGACGGTCGGCGCCACAGTGAAATTGATCTTTGTGCCCGCCCCGCTCTGACCCGCCGCGGTGCCAGTCTGTGACGAGTTGAAAAGCACCGTAGTTCGGGCAAGCACGCCCGTTCCGGTGTTATAGGCGCCGGTCCCGATTTCCCATTGCGAGCGATCGGAACTGAAAGCGTGATAGCGGACAACCTTGCCGTTGCCCACGCCGCCATCAGCCGGATTGTTATATCCGGCGACGCGCGCCGAGTACGTCCAATCGGTAGTTCCGCCCGCGGTCGGCGTGAAGCCGACGTTATCGTAAAGGACAGCCATCAGGTGATCGTGAACACGCCGTTAACGGCATCGAAATTGACCGCGAACGTGTTGCCATTGGTCAGCGTGAGGCCCGTTCCGTAATCGTACCAGCCGATGAGGTTTCCGGCCGCCGGCGTGCCGTTGTAGAGCACCGCATAGCGGAACGGACCGATCGAGCCGCCCGCCGCGGTGATTGCCGCCGGGTTAAGAATGAACTTCTCGACACCGCCCGTTTGCGTGTTCGAAACCGTGGTGGCGTTGAAGCCGCCCGCCACGTATCCGTTGCCGGCCGCAATTTCGGTAATGTCCGCCTTGACCGCGTTCGTTGCCACTGGCGCGGTATTCGTCAACATCACCTTGAATTGGTCGGCGCCGAAATTGTGGACCTTGTTCGACAGGTCAAGCGGAAAGATGTTGAATTTGTTGAACGCGGCCATCAGTTAGCCCCCTGCATTGGTGCAATGCCGACGATTTCGCCGTTCGCATCGCGGATCAGTTGTTTCGGCGCGTTGAAGGCTTGCGCCAGCATGTTCATGTCCCGGCGCATTTCGCCCAGGACCGACATAATCACCGAGGCGGCTTGCGCGCCGTGGTTCGGCATAGCCTCGCCGGTTGCCGGGTCGACTTGCGCCGGCGCGTTCAGCCCCTCCGACAGCGCCTTGGTTTGCGCGTCTTGCAGCGCGATTTGCCGCTTGGTTTCGGCTTCCTTTTCCATCGCAGCAATCTTCGCGTCGGTCAGCGCCTTGTCGCCGGCGATCTTGGCTTGCGTCTTGGCTTCTTCGTGCTTCAATTCCGCGTCGCGGGCTTGCTGCTCCGGATCGGGCTGTTGCCCGGCTTGATCGAGCGCCTTCTTGATCTCGCCTTGTGCCGAGGTCGGCAGCGGCGAATACTTCATCAGCGCCATCCAGACAGGCGGCGGCAGCATCTTGCCGATGACCGGCAAAAGCTGTTGCAGAATGTCCCAGGTCGCTTCCTTTTGGTTCGCGGACGTCGGCGCTTCATCCACGATGACGTCATACTGCGCATCGGCCTGCTTTATCAGCGGCACATATTGCGCGTTTTCCTCGCCTTCGATCTTGATAAGACGGCCGTCCGAAAGGAAATTCGTAATCAGGTACAGCATGACGCGGCCTTGCGTCTTGCGGTAGCGCCGCAGCCCGTCGAACAGCGGTTGCAGGATAATCATGACCGACTGTTTGCGCTGGCGATCGAGCGCCGCGGCCTGCCCGGCATTGGTCTGCATTCCGAGCGCGTCGGCATTGACGCCGGAAACCTGCGGCAGCGAGGCGACCGCAAATTGCATCAGGTTGAACGATGCTTCCGGAAACTGCGAAACCGGCTTCTGCATCATTTTCGGGTTAGCACCGAGCGCGCCAGGCTTGAGGAACGTCACTTGATCGTTGTGAGCCCAGGAGGTTTCGCCTTCCGCGTCGTTGTCGAAGAACTGCCCGCGTTCGGCGGCAATGCCGCCCTTCGCCGACGTGTTCATGATGTGCATGGTCTGCGACATCCATTTGTTCGACCAGCGCGCCGGGTCTTTCATGGCGCGGACGATGCCGAAAAACGTGTTCTTGTTCCGGTCGCGCTTGCCGGTCATGCACTGGAACGAGAAATGATCTTTGCAAGGCGCGTCGCCGATCTCGAGCAGCACGTTGCCGAGATAGGCTTGCCGATACACCTTGCGCGTTGACTTGACCGCGCGCGGCATCGGAACGCCGGCGATCTTGTACTTCTCGCCGAGTTCTTCGAATTCTTCCTTGGTCAGCGTCTTGATGTTCTCGCCGCTTTGGTCGGCCGGGTCGACCATCAGCCACACCGGGACGCGTTCCCACCATTGCGCGCGGATCATGGTCACGGTGCCTTCTTCCGCGTCCTCGCCCGGCTTTTCGTCCTTGTTGTAGTGTTTGCCGTCCTCATGGTGCGGATCGGCGCCGTTGTCGTCGTCGATCGCCTCCACCCACGTTGCGTTATAGTCCGCATCGGTGAACGGGTTCGCCTTGTCGCCAGGGCAGAGCGCGCGCGCTTCGTCGATCGGCACGTTGCGGCGAATGTGGAACACGCGGCGCATGTCGCGAAGGTTTCGCTTCTTCGCAGAGCTATCCCAGACCATTTGCAGCGGGTCGATCCGGTCGATTTTCGGTTCGCCGCGCGGGTTTTCCTCGTATTCGAGCCGGGTTTCCGTCCAACCCATGCCGCAAACCACGGTGTCGCGGAACGCGTCGCTTTCCTCATCTTCCGCGTCGCATTGCTGGCGAAACCACTTCGCGGCCGAGGTCAGCAGTTCGTTCACCTTCACGTCGCCTTCGGTGCGCGGGATGAACTGCACTTCCTGCCGGTTGGCGACTTCCTGACCGGCGACGCTATCGACGGTCACGCCCACACGGTTGAAGATGACGACCGGCCGGCCGGCATCCTGCAAAATCTTCTTGTCGTCGTCGGTCAGTTGGTCGCCGGCCTCAAACGCGAAATCTTCGATCGCTTCCTTGCGCCACTTCGTTTGCGACGAACTGTTATAGTCCCGCTTGAAGTTGCGCTTGAGCTTGGTGAACAGGGCTTCCGCGTCGGTCAGCTTCTCGCGATTTTCGCGGCCTTCCTCGCCTTCCTGTTCCGCCATGCGGGTTTCGGTTTCGTCAAGATAGGCCATCAGCACCCCGCAAAAAAATGAGAGCCCGGCGAGCGCAAAGGCATCGCCGGGCCGGTTCGATCAGGGAATAAACAGAGCACTAGGCCGAACCCACAGAACGGAGACCACTATCGGGCGCCCACAGGAAGGTTTGTGCATCTGCCGGAGGAACGGGACATGAAGAACCGCTTCCCCTCGAACTGCCGGTGTTATTCGCGCCACCGCCGGCCGGGCTATTTGTGTCGTACGAAACAGCGCGCTAGCGGTGTGCTAGCAACCGTCTAGGAAGTTGCGCCGGCGACCGCGCCGCGCGTCGAGATCGAACGCGGAAGGCGTCACCGTCCGGGTGGTGCCGCCGCCGGGAGCGATCAGCCCCGGAATTCGGTTGATGACGATCGCCGAGCCCTCGCCGAACCCTTCCGTGCGACCATCGGCCCAAATGCGGAAGGCATGACCGTCCGCGCGGATCACTTCGAAAGCAGGCTTCATCAGCGGCGCCCTTTCCCGGCTTCCAAGGAGCCGAACAGCACAGCGTTCCAGAACAGCAGCGGCCAAAGCATCATCTCAGCCGCCCACGGTTTCGGGTTCGGGGACCGTCTCGACGCGCTGCGGCCGAGCGATCAGCGCAGCCCACTCGCCGGCCGTCATGACCGCGGTTTCCAAGCCGACCCGGATCATGACGTGATCGCCGAGCCCGAGCGACTTGCCCTTGCCCGTGGTGAACAGGTCGACCGGCTTGTTCATCAGCGCGCCACCTTGAGCGAGATACGACGCGCCGACCAGCCGTTGCGGCGCTTGATCGCGCGCCAGAACTCCGGGTCGCTCAAATGAGCGTACTTGCCGGCGAACGAGTAGTTTCGCCAGTTGGCAACGACGCTTGCGATGACGTCGCGCCGCGTGAAACACATATAGCCGTGGTTGATGTGGCCGTTCGCGTTGACGATGGCCCACCGCGTTTGCTGTTTCATGCACTCTCCCAGGAGCCCGAGCGGCCGCCCGATCGCCCGGAATAGGCTTTGCGGGGTTGGGCCTTGCCCGGCGGTTCGTCGTAAACGATGCACATCAGGCCGAAGGCGTCCGCGTCGTGGCTGGACCAATCATGGTTCGGTCCCAGGCCGACGTCGCGTTCGGTGTCCTTCGACCGCTTTTCGTGATACCAGCCGAGAGCTTCGCGCCCGTCGACCGTGGTTGCTTCGTTGAAGTGGACGCGACCGAACACGCGGCGAGCCGTCTGCACGCGAGACATCGCGGCGCCGGTGCCTTGGTTCGGGATGACAAGAACGTCCCACTCGCCGTTCGCGCCGGCATCGCGCAGCGCGCTTTCATAGGACGTCGCATAGACTTTATCGCCCTGCGCGCCGTCGTGCGGCAAGTAGATGGTCGAGCCCTTGTTGAACTTCTTTTCGCGCAGCCAGTTCACATAATAGGCGAGCGGTTGCCCTTCCGCCGTCATGTGATCGAGCACGTTGATTTTCTGCCCGATGAATTGCGCCGCCCAGATCGAGCCGGCATCAGCCCGCAGGCCCGTGCCGCCAATGTCGAAGAACAGCTTGACGCCCATAAGCGGATCGCGCGGAACGAACGTGATACGCTGTTCGGCTTTCGCTTCCGCCAGGCACTTCGCGAAATAGGCGCCCTCGACGATGGTTCGGAACGCGCCTTCCCAGACCCATTCATATTGATCGGGACGGTTCTTCAAGTCGTCTTGCCGAACGCGCTCGAGGATTGCCGGGAACCGCGCGTTGTCGCGCCAGTTCACTTCGACAATCTTCGCGCCTTCCATCGGGTTGACGCGGAACCGCTTATGTGTCGCGCTCTTTTTGCGAGCCGGGTTCCACGTCACCCAGATTTCGGCATCCACTTCGCGAACGGTCGGGATTGCGATCGACCAGGCCAGTTCCGAAACCTGTTCGGCTTCGTCGACCCACAGCAGATGAATTCGCGCCTTCGACTTGACGCTTTCCAGATTGTGCCGCAGGCCGATGAACGCGAAATCAATCCGGCCGTCTTTGGTCCGAATGTAGGTTTCGCCGCAATCGTAGTTCGCCGCGAGCCAAGGCTCTTCAAGGATCGCCGCCTTCACTTCCGCGAAGGAGCTATCGGCCAGCGAATTCATGAACTCGCGGCCGCACACGATCAGGCCGGTTCGGCCGGCTTGCGCCAGTTGCAGACCCTTCGCCGCCGCCATCTTGGCGAACGTGCGCGTCTTGCCCGAGCCACGGCCGCCGTATGCCC